GAAGACTTTACTAAACAAGTCTGTGACGGTGACGTTCACGACTTTATGATGAAGGCTTATGAACTAGATGACAGAGACACAGGAAAGACGGTCACGTACGCCATCATCTACGGCGGACAAGACCCGAAGATTGGCAGCATCGTTGGAGGAACAGCTAAAGACGGCAAGCGAATTAGAGGAAACGCTTACAAGAACTTGCCAGGACTTGAAAAGGTTGTCGAACGAGCTACCAACGAGTTTTACCTTGGAAGAATTGAACTCGTTGATGGAAGCCGTACAATCTGCCCGTCGAAACATGCGGCTCTCAATTACAAACTACAAGGTGGCGGAGCGAGAGTTATGGCGCTTGGAGCGATTATTCTTGACGCCAAAGTCCGACGACTCAAGCTCGACGCATACAAGGTCGGAGACATCCACGACGAGTGGCAGTGGGACTGCGCCATTGAAGACGTGGAAGAGCTACGAAGGTGTATGCTTGAATCCCTTACAGAAGCTGGTGAACAGCTTAGATTGCGAGTTAAAATTGAAGGTACGACAGCCGTGGGGCTCAACTGGGGCGACACACATTAGTGACTAAAATGTGGCTATATGCAGACCCTCATTTCTACCAAGAAGGTATCTGCAAGTTTACTAATTATGATGGGACAAAGGTCAGACCTTGGGACAATGCTGATGAAATGTCTGAGTGGATGATTAACGCTTATAATGAACTTGTCCATCCTAATGATAGGGTTTATATTCTAGGTGACGTAGCTATGACTAGGAAAGCCCTTGACCGTTCTCTCCCTAGGCTCCAAGGTAGGAAGGTTCTTATCAAAGGTAATCATGATATTGATAAACTATCCTACTACTCAAAGTATTTTGAAGACATTCGTGGTGTAGACCATAAGAAAGGTTACGTCCTAACTCATGTACCTCTACACCCTGATTGCCTCGACCGGTGGGGTGTTAATATACACGGGCACCTACACGGAAATAAGATTAAGGATGAACGGTATAAGTGCGTAAGTGTAGAGCACACAGGGTTCAAACCAATCTTACTAGAGGAGGTTCTCAGTTGGTAAGTGTACTTGTAGCATGTGAGTTCAGTGGGGCAGAAGCTATGGCCCAGCAGTGGAGTTCCTACCTTCTGGAACGAACGTAGGTGGGGCGATTATCTACTTGACAACCTCGACTAAATAGAGTATTATATTAACATGGATAAAAGGAATAACTAATGGCAGCTAAGCAAAAGAGTGAATACATTACTGGTAAGGTGAAGTGGTTCAAGGCCCTTGGCGAGCCTCGGATGGATGAGATGGCCGGACGTACCATGTGGGCGTTTGACTTCTATCCAGATGATGTTAAGGCGGCGGCTAAGATGATTGCCGACCGAAAGATTAACAAGACTCTCAAGGACAAGGGTGAAGGTAAGTTCATCGCAGTTACCCGTAATGGTAAGAAGCGAGATGGTTCTGACATGCCTCCTATTATCATTGTAGATAGTGAAGGTAAGGTCTGGGACCAGAAGAAGCTTATCGGTAACGACACTAAGGTCACACTTAAGTTCCACCTTAACGAATCGAAGTACGGTAATCTCTTCTGGGTTGAAGCGGTGAAGATTGACGAGCACGTCCCTTACGAGGGTGGTGAGTTCTTCCCCGGTATGGCCTACCCTAAGAAGGACGAAGAGGTTTGGGGTGAAGACGAAGAAGAGGAAGCCCCCGCTAAGCCCGCTAAGAAGAAGGTGGTAGTCGAAGACGACGACCTTGACGATGAGATTCTCGACTAACTAATGTACCGCCTACGCTAAGTCAGACCCTTTCCCCCTGACTAGCGCACCAAGGCGTCCGCTGGCCCGTACAGCGGGGGTGCCGAGGGTCACTACGTCTTTACCCTCACCTTTTATAAGGAATACCTATGGAAGAAGCGTTTCTTGAAAGCGCAATCGAAGTTAAGCTGCGACCTATCAAGAGTCAGCTAGAGGCAATCGGTAACGCCCTTGCTTACTACTCGGCTCTGACGCAGAACCACGAAGCTATGTACGTACTAGGTACAAGTGCTGATAAGATTATGGAAGTTGTTGTTACCATTTGGGGAGCACCAGAAATTGAAGAGTAGAGAGTACTGGCTGGAACGTGCAGCAGACGGGGTCAGTGTCGAGCGTCTAGCTGACCTGATGGAGCGAGACCACACCCTTTCAATCCTCGAAGCTAACGGGGTTGATAATTGGGAAGGCTACTGCCTGTATGACGAAGAAGATGATGACGAAGACTATTGACACTCTCGTTTCTGACATCGAAGGACTGTTCAATGACGGACATCAACTACACGAAGCCCTTTCCGGTCAACTCGGACTCAATATCGGAAACCTTGTTGGAGAACGTCTCGCGGCATATGCCAACGAACGTAAAGGTACGCTTCGGCTCTCTAACATCGGACGACCAGACCGACAAGTGTGGTACGAAGTCAACGACCCGACCGGAGGGGAACCCCTACCAGCTAACACAAAGCTTAAGTTTCTCTTCGGAGATGTTTGGGAGCAACTACTCTTGGCGTTGGCAAAAGCCGCAGGTCACGAAGTAACCCATGAACAGGTTGAAGTGGATGTGGGCGGAGTCAAGGGACATCCTGACGCTATCATTGATGGTGTTGTTGTCGATATTAAGTCTTGTTCTTCTTATGCTTTCAAGAAGTTTAAGGAAGGTACTCTTCGGGATTCAGATGCCTTCGGTTATATTGGACAACTGGCAGGTTATGTTTACGCGCTCAAACCAGGAGCCGAAGGGGCTTTCTTGGCCGTTGACAAGGTTAGCGGAAGCCTATGCCTACTTCGTGTATCGGCAGACGAGCTTGCTGGGTACGATGTTCAACGAGGAGTAGAGCACAAGAAAGCTGTAGTTGCTGGTGAGATACCGGACCGTTGCTTTGAACCAGTCCCCGATGGTAAGTCAGGGAATATGAAGCTTGGAGTTAACTGCTCCTATTGCGGATGGAAACATAAGTGCTGGAGCGACGCTAACGATGGCAACGGTATTCGTACTTTTCTTTACAGCACTGGTCCTGCATTTCTCACGAAAGTAGAACGAGTGCCTAATGTATTTGAAGTAGGTGCGGCCCCTGTGGAGTTTGAGTTCTAATGAGCTTTAAGGAATATGTTATTAAGAGTCACCCTACGGGTAGCCGATACATCTGCAACCCTCCGGTACTTACTACGGACAACGACACTGTGTTTTTGGTTAACTCTATAGACTATGAGCTTGGGCTTATGGAAGAAGGGTTCATCACCAAGGACTCTGAGGTTGAATACGATACTCGTGGTCTGTTTCAATCTTGGCGTAAGGGTGTAGACAACTATATCGTCACTATGGACCAGCGATTCTACGAAGACTACGTGCTGGCGACCGAAGGGGCTAAGGCTTTGAACCTAACCAATAAGGACGACCGTATCAAATTGTTTAAATCCATCTTTGAGGCAAGGTTGTATATTGGCTAAGAGACACTCAAGCGGCGCTAGCACTCATAAACTAGGGATTAAGTTCCGAAGTAATTTCGAGGCTGAGATACACGAGGCGATGCTGCGTAATGAGTGCTTGCCTGAGTATGAACCAGTAGCTCTTCCATACGTAATCGAACACAACTACTTCCCCGATTGGGTTCTTCCTAATGGTATCTGCATCGAAGCAAAGGGACGTTTGACTACGTTCGACCGAGCCAAGATGATTGCTGTGAAGAAGGCCCACCCTCACATTGACATTCGCTTTGTCTTTATGAACGCCAACAACAAGCTAACGAAGCGTTCAAAGACTACGTACTGGCAGTGGGCTGAGTCGAAAGGCTTCCCGTGGGCAGAGCGACGGGTACCTAAAGATTGGATTGAAGAATGAATATTGAAGAACGGATTGCCAACTACAAGGAAGCTACGGGATTCCCTTTGTCTCTTTATGTAGGAGAGGATGGGCGTCTGTCGGGTGTTTGGGTTATGGGTAATAACTACAGAGTTAAGACTGGGTGGTATGGAGGGTACCCTCACGGATACCTTGCTCGGGTAAAGGCGCTGTTCCCTGACAAAGCCAATCCTTTACACCTATTTAGCGGAAAAGTAGACCAGAGTGCGTGGGCAGGACATACCGTAGACCTCGACCCTGCATTAGAACCTACTTACCTAGACGACGCACAGACTTTAGAGAACGTTCCTCTTGAAGATTATGATATTGTCTTAGCTGACCCGCCCTATTCTGTTGAAGATTGTGACCATTATGAACCTACTATGGTGAAGAGAAACAAAGTTCTTAGCGCCCTTTCACGACTAAAGAAAGGCTCTCATGTAGTCTGGTTAGACCAAGTTCTTCCTATGTATCGAAAAGATATGTTCAAGGTTATTGGGTATATCGGCATGGTTAAGTCCACAAATCATAGGTTCCGAGTTATTACTATCTTTGAAAGGATTTAATTTTGCCTAAGATTCTTGTACTAGATATTGAAACTAAACCTGCCCTTGCATACGTGTGGGGTCTGTTCGACCAGAACGTTGGCCTTAGTCAACTCGTAACCCCCTCTGCTCCTATCTGTGTAGCAGCTAAGTACGTAGGTGAGCCTCTGTGCTACTTCTACAGCGACTGGACGGACGGGCATCTCGGGATGATTAAGGCTATTCACAAGCTCATCTCAGAGGCGGATGCGGTGGTGGGTTATAACTCGGACGGCTTCGACTTGAAGAAGCTCAACGGTGAGTTCCTCCTCTGTGGCTTACCTCCGGTACCCCCGGTAACAAGCATTGACCTTCTGAAGACCGTTCGTAAGCTAGGGTTCCAGAGTGGTAAGCTTGCCTACATCGGTCCGCTGCTAGGTATCGGAAGTAAGGTTAAGAACGAAGGCTTCGAGCTGTGGCTCAAGGTTATGGCTGGTAACGAAGCTGCTCAGATGAAGATGAGAAGGTACAACATTGGTGACATCAAACTCACTGAACGACTGTATAAAAAGCTTCTTCCCTTTATTGGAAACCATCCCCACCTTGGGGCCGTTGGGCACGAGTGCGGTGCCTGTGGTTCCGACAACGTACAGAGCCGAGGCTATCGACGTACTAAGTATTTCAAAATTCAACGTATACAATGTCAGAAGTGTGGCTCGTGGCAGTCAGGTAAAAGGACCAAGGTGTGATTAATCTCGAACTACTCCGTCAGGCAATCAAGGATGGCTTTGAACCCATCCAGTTGTTCGACTATCTTGGGGTGACTATGGACGAGTTCCTTGACGCCTTCCCTGACCGCTGGGAAACGAATGAAGACCTCATGGATGCCCTTGACTTTTGGGACGATGAGTGCTATACTGAAGATAATGGGTATGGTGATGACACAGGAGAATACGATGGAAACTACTACGGCGACGCTGGCTAACTATATGTACGGAGACCTGTTCTCTAAGCGAGTGGCTGAGGGCAGTCCTCAGGTATATACATCTGTGTACCCGAAGGACGGCACAGTTTCCATTATCCGAGACGACTGTGCTACAGGAGTAGAGCCGGCCTTTAAGCAACCCCTCGCCCGACAGGTGGGGGGTGACCACTACAAGAAGTATCCCATTCAACCTATTGAATATTGTATAGCCAACAATCTTGGTCCTCTTGAGCACGGTGTAGTCAAATACGTTACCCGACATCCCGACAAGGGTGAAGCTGAGGATATACGAAAAGCTATTCACTACCTCGAACTCATCCTCCACTTCCGATATGGAAAGTAAGTAATGGAACCAGAACAGTTGGAAATTGAAGAGTACATCATCGAAGGTGATGATTACATTGCCCGTATGGAGCTACCTACGGAGCCATCACCTAATGACTTGGTAAAGATTATCGACTACCTAGACAATCACGCAGACAGCTACGTTGACCTTTACAGTAAGGGTCCGTTCGTTGTTGCAGCAGGGATTAGCTTTGTGGTGGATAACGAAGGTACGAAGGTGGTAGGCAAGCCTTACGAACTGCCAGCCCCCTTGCTTCTTGTAACCGAGGAGAATGGTCAGGCGGTTATCGACCTTGTTGACGAGCTATACAACCCAGAAGATTACGCGGAACAGTTTCCGGTTAGGACTCTCAATTAATGTTTAAGTCGAATACCAACCCTATCTTCCGTAACCAGTTCGCCGAGGATGTGTTTAATAACAAGTACGCGCATGAGGGGGCGCGTACTTG